CAAAGAAAATTGAGGAATTCTTTGATGATGTACGTAAAATTCACTTTTTAAGTTATATACGTTATCTATATTTTAATGTTGGACGAATGGCTTATTTACAAGCAAATGTATTATCTGCATATGTATTCCTAGCACCAGCCATAGTCGCTGGAGTAATGACTCTAGGTGTGATGCAACAAATAATAAGAGCATTTGGCAGAGTAGAAGGGTCGATGCAATATCTTTTAAAGGCATGGCCTACCATTATTGAATTAGTGAGTGTGTATAGGCGTCTAAGAGAATTTGAGGCAAAATTGCCAAAGAAGGAACAATAAATGAATACCGAGGATAAGAAAATGTGGACAATAAAATACTGTGGTTCTTGAAACTATAGACCCCAAGCAGAAAGTCTTTCTGCTCAAATCAATCAGCATTTTCCAGATACTTGTGAAATTGAAGAAGGAGCAACTGGACAATTTGAGTTGTTTCGGAATGGAGAACCCTTTTTAAAGAACATAGGTCGCTTTATAGAGTTTGAAGATGTTAAGGAAAAATTATTAGTAGAGGGACATAAACTATTTACAACCCGTTAGGAATGATATATAAACATTTGGGGGCTCCAGGCGGGAGTCCTGGCTCCCGGCCCTCTAAAGGAACAAAATGGAAGAGTATTTTAAAGGAGTAAGTGTTATTAAATTAACACTTATAATAGGACTTATTTTAAGTTTTATGGTGGGATTTGCCAGGATAGCTAACGCATGGGTAATTATCAATGCGGAAGATAATAAAACAATAAGTAATCCACGGACAGAAAGAGGATTTCCAAAGATATTGGATGATGATAAGTGGTCATCACAACTTGTTTATGATACGTTGGGTGCTTGTTATCAAGGAACTATAAAATGGATAATAATGACTAATCCATCTCTTATTGGACAGACGCCAGGCCCAGGGGCACAGAGACAAATGATAGAACATTGTTTTTGTGTAATGGACAAAGTTAGAAAAAATCAACCATTAGAGGAATACGCAAAAAAGGTTTTTGATCAAGTATACATTGGAGATCTTTTTATGAGGAAAGCAATAGAATGCATTGAAGAGTATAAAACTCTGTCAAGTTTTTTTAATATGAAATTACCAACATCAGATAATGAAACAAAAAGTGACAATTCAACTTCAACTTTAAAAAAAGAGGAGCCGAAAATTGATTCCGAAGAGTCATTACCAGACCAACCAAGAATACGAGAATCATTAGGCGACTCAGACACAACTTTTCAAGGATAGTTTCAAATGACAAAAATCAAGTCTTTAGGCTTGATATGTTACTCTATATTATTGTTATTTGGTTGTACTACTTTTAACATATCAGCCACAGATAATAATGTTTTAGTCGATGCTCGTGATGAATTAAAATTTGAATCTGTTATAGAACGTACTAAGGAATCCGTAGTATTATTGATTGCTAGTACCGCAAAAACCCCTTCTGAATCAACTGTAGAACAGAATTCTATATGTACTGGAGCAGTTGTTGGAGAAATGGGTCATATTGTTACAAATTTTCATTGTATATATGAACAAGCATATATAAGAGTATATTATTGGGAAAAGAATGATTGGAAGGAACATAAAGTAAATGTAATAGGCGTAGATCCCCTTGCAGATTTGGCTTTACTCGAAGTTCCAGATCGTATAGGATATAAAATACCATCTCTTAAATTTGCAGAAGGGGTTAAGGTAGGTGAGGAGGTTTTTGCTCTAGGTCATCCTATGGGAATGGCATGGACAGTTACAAAAGGAATTATTTCTAGTACAGATAGACATGCTAGACATTCTTATATCAAATCTCTTCAAACGGACGCTGCTATAAATAAGGGTAATTCTGGTGGACCCCTTTTAAATATGAGGGGAGAAATTGTAGGAATTAATTCTTTAATTGTTTCTAAGGTTTCTGAAAATGCAGGAGTTGGTATAGCAGTCAGAGGAGATATTGTAAAATCCTCTGTTGAGATTATGTTAGAACATGAGAAAGTTGATAGGCCAGCTATTGGTGTAATGATTATGCCTCTTATGACTGAAAAACATAGGGATAATGTTGTAAAGGCTTTTCCAACAGTTAAAAAGGAAGATATTCCTAATACCTGGGGGTTACTTGTAAGTCCTGGTAAGACAGATATTCCACTCCAAGAATTACCAGAAGGGTTGGAACCTTTTGATGTAATTATGGCTATTAATGGGGAACCGATAAATGGTGGAATAGATTTGTCGGATGAATTAATAAAATATAAAATTGGAGAAACTATTACTTTAATGGTGATACGAAATCATAGATTTATGAAAGTGGATATTACACTAAAGGTATTTCCAGTACCAGTTGAGAAAATGTATCAAAGAAAGAAGCCGGTTCCAATAACACCACCGAGTTAGGAGATAATGTCTGACGATAAGAAACAATTTTATATAAATTGGCCGAAGGGGGCAAAATTGACTATGGATGAGAGAAGCTTAGAAGAAATACGAAAGAGTTTGGAAGCTCAGTTTAAACAAATGATATATAAACAACCGGGATTTCAGTTTTTTCATTCTATTGGAAATACAAATTTCTTTCAAAGATTTAAAACACATGAAGGAATAGACTTTGGAGTTCTTCACGTGTATTGGGAAGGTGATTGGAAACATCGTTGGATTAAACATGAAGATGGATATCCAGTTGTAGCCCCCTTTGGAAATAATATAATTAGTGAAGAAGGTATGCACAAGATTTATAGAATTCATGCTGAGAAAGCAGCAATTGCGGCTCAACGCCAAAATGAACATAGAGTAGTTCAAGAAAGACGGTTGAGAAAACTTAAACAGCAGGAAGATATAGAAGAAGAAATTGAAAATAAGAAGATTTTACTTAATTAAAGGAATGGATGCCAGTAACAATTAGAGATAATGAAGATGACTATATAACTTATGAAGTTTTGTGTGATTATTGTGACAAAGAGTATGCAATTAGATATGATGGTGACATAATGCCAAGACAAGCGATAGAATGTTGTGCTTTTTGTAGTAATTTGATAGAAGAGTCAGAAGAAGGAATTTATGACGAAGAGGGTAGCTGGGATTGACTATTCTTTAAACTCCCCCGCAATCTGTGTATGGAAATCTACTGATGATAATGAATTATTTAATTTTGATGATTGTGATCTATATTATTTGGAAATTCCAAGACAGAGGAAACCTGTCCCACATGGGATTTTAAATTTACATGCAGAACCCTATCCAAAATGGGAAACAGAAGAAGAGAGACATGATCTATTATCTGATTGGGCCGTGTCTATTGTTAAAGGGTGTGAAGTATTCATTGAAGGATATGCCTTTGCCACTTCTGGAAAATCTCATGTTCGATCTATAGCAGAAAATACTGGATTACTTAAACATAAAATACACAAAGTGAAACAATCCTTTACTTCAGTACCCCCTTCTGTAATTAAGAAGTATGCGACAGGTAAAGGAAATGCTAATAAAGATTTGATGTATGAGGCATTTACTGATGAACTACTTACTCCATCAGACCTTAAAGATAAATTAACTCCAAAAGCTAAAAAGTTGACCAATCCAGTAACCGATCTTGTTGATGCATATTTCATTTCTAAGTGGGGCTGGGAAGAGTTTTTATAATGTTGACTTTTAAAGATAATGTGTTATAATAAAGGTATGTTAAAAAAGAATGATTATACAGTAGAACCTATTGAAACATCTGCAGCTCTGAATATGGTAATAGAGAAACATTATCTACACCGAGCGGCACCATGTTCAAAGGCATTTGGTATTTTTGAAAGGGGTGGATTCTTTGGAGGAACACTCATGGGCGTAGTATGTTATGGAGTTCCTGCATATAATCCAATTCTTAAATCTATATGTGGTGAAGAGGAAATGAACAATGTCTATGAGTTGACTCGGCTCTGGATAGATGATTCAGTACCTAAGAATGGAGAGAGTTTTCTCATTTCAAATTCACTCAAATTACTTGATAAGGAGATTATTGTTTCTTATGCTGATTCATCTTATGACCATTTGGGAATTGTATATCAATCATCCAATTGGTATTTCATAGGATTGACGAAACCTACCAAAGATATTAGAATACGGGGATTGGATTTACATCCCGCAAGTATTACTGATAAATTTAGAGGACATAAGAATAGAACAGAAAAACTTATAGAGATGTTTGGTGAAGAGAATATATATAAAGACGACAGAGCAAGAAAATATCGCTATGTCACATTCAGTGCAGACAAGAGACGTAGAAAAGAATTGATGAAAAAGCTAACTTATCCAATTTTACCTTATCCGAAAGAGAATAATGTCAAGTCAAAATTTATTGAGGAAAGTACAGAAGCAAGAATGGTATCAGCGTAACAAAGAAAGAATTTTGGAACAACAGAGGAATAGTGAACGCAAAAAGGAGACTCAGAGGGAATGGTATTTGAAAAATAGAGAACAATGTATAAAAAGGGCTATAAAGTGGAGCAAATCTAACCCTGAAGCAAGAGAGTTAATAGTCCATAGATTCTCTCATAAAAAATACACACAAGAAAAGGCACTACAATGGTAGATCAGAAAGACTTGAGGATAGGGTGTACAAAGAAGGAAATGAAATCAAGGATTGAAAATTATTTACCTTATTTGGATGATGACGATCTAAAAGATATTTCTGTACAGTTGTACAACATTCATAAAAGAAGACAGGAAGTTCAAAGGAAAAATGAAATGGAGTTAAAAGAAAATGGCTGAGTCAGTAGATAGTAAATACAAAGGAATTCCAAAATCTTTGTATCCACAAATTAGACAACAAATTGCTGACCGTACAGGGGCCCTTAAAAAAGCTATAGCAGAACAAGAGGAAATGTTGGAATCTGCGAGAGCTAAAATTCAAGCAAGTATTGATGAACTTCAAGACCATCTAAGTGAAGCTGATGATGATTTAGCTTTTATTAATAAAAACGATAGTGAATGATGATGAGATATTTTTTTGGAGCTGGGATTTTATGTGGTATAGGATATTTAGAAGGTGATATTTTAATAGCAGCTCTTTGTATGGGCATTGCTTATGGTTTTATAGACTTTATGAGAGAAAGGTCAATATGAACATTTGGGTAGAATGGTTTAGGTGGGGAGTTAAGGAACAAAATACTTGGGCTCAGATGAGTGAACAAACTCATTGGGTTGAACCAGATCCAAAAGATATTAATAGAAGATTTTTCGATAAACAAGAAGATGCATCCCTGTTCGCAAAAAGAATGAATGATAAGGGATATCATGCAAAAGTAAAACGTGATGGTATTATATGAATTGGATCGGGCTTGTATTTCTCATTAGTTCTTTTGGTACTGCATATCTTACACCACCATATGGGATGCAGGAGAAACACTTTTTTACAGAACATGCTTGTTGGGATTATTTTGAAAAACATCCCAACTTTACTAAGTTGAAAACTTATGATAATAATTTCTATACAGGAATTGGATCAAGTGCAACAATAAGATTATATAGAATTAATAGGGTGGGAAGAGCGTGGATTACTTGCAAAGAAAAAAATGAACCACGATCCATACCACCCCTTTGGAATTTAATGCATCCTCTCCCAAAATGAAAATATATGTAAAAATCGGCCAGAAGGTAGTTGGCAAGGGTAAGAGTGTAAAGTCCTGTCTCAAATATGTTTCAAAACTTTTTAGAGAAGGAAAGACGGATGTATATCTTTCTGGTGGTAAAATAGGAAGTTGGAGAGAATGATTACTTCATCCGCGATAGAGCAGGTTCATACAGTTGATGAATGTTTGTTTTGTACTCTTCCTATATCAGGAGATAGAGTTATTTTTGACCATCCTGATTGTTATGCTATACGGGACGGGTTTCCAGTAACAGAGGGGCATACACTCATCATACCTAAGAGACACGTAGAATCTTATTTTGATCTGAATAAGGATGAGGTTCTTGCTGTTAATGAAATGATACAGCATGTTCACTGGCATAGTAGAGAGGGTGGTGAAGGAGATGGACTCATAGAAGGGTTTAATATAGGTGTCAATGTTGGAGAAGTAGCGGGTCAGACTGTTATGCATTGTCATGTACATTTAATTCCAAGAAGACATGGCGATCATCCAAATCCAAGAGGTGGTGTCAGGGGAGTAATTCCGGATAAAAAAGATTATTGAAAGGAAAATAATTATGGAAATAGAAAAAGAAACATCATCATCTGCTACCTGGGCAGGATTTTGGCTAATTGTGTTTATAGTTTCATCTATAATGGCATGTTGGGGAACTCCAGATTTGATTGATGCTTGGATATATTACCTCACAGATGGGCATTATAAGTAGGGGGATATAAATAAATTAATTTGTTGAGTAAATGACAACTTGTGGGCGGCCGGAGGTAGACCGTAGCTGTGGGTACAAGTGCTCTACTCTGGAGAAATTTAAGGTGTTATGTGGGGAGCCATAGGTATGCGCCAACGGACGAAGCATAACTTAGGGGATGACGTGTCACTCGGTGATACCTCTCATTCGCACATCCAGAGCTCTGCTCAACATTTTCATGGAGATCATTATGATTCAAGAAGACTCTAATACCATAGAAATTTGTGTAAATTGTGGAACACCAACCACTTACAAGAAAAGTGATAATATCACTTTTAGATATGATTATATTGAAGGAATTGGGCAACTTTGTTTTAACTGTAATCATCAAACAAGAAAAGCGCACAAATCAAGAAGTTACGATATTGATCTAGAATGGATAAGATATGACTAAAATAGATATAAAAAACCTACATTCTGATGAACTTCATCAAATCAAAAACTGGTGTGAAGAAGAAATTAAATTTAGGGATAGTATTGGTAAAGAAATAGGAATAGATTTCAAATTCTTCGAATATAGAATACAATGGGAATCCCTTAAACAAAGAGAACAGCGTTTGGGATATGCAGCAACTTTAAATGAATAATGATAATGAAAACTGATAGTAATGTAACAAAGGTGATAGAATCTCTCAGGGAAAGAGAAGCTAGAGGGAATATAAAATATGGAGTAAATACTGACCGCACTGACCTCTCTACATTAGAATGGTTACAACATCTTCAAGAAGAGCTAATGGATGGTGCTGTTTATATAGAAAAGCTCAAGTCAGAAATTCAATCAAAATAATTTTAAGGACATTTAATGACTAATCTACAAGAATTACGAGGAAAAATAGCCTCAGTACCGATGGATGTAATCAGAATAGCAGTCCTTCAAGATGAGATAGAGGTGTACAAGTCAAGAATAGAGCCACATGATACAGGTTATCTACATGATGCGATTGCTCAACTTAACAGACGAATAGAAGAATTAACATCAGTCTCAATAAAGAAATCTAGAATATGAGTTGTGAAGAATTGTCTTGTACGAATGAGGCCACAATAAACTATAAAGATTTATGGATGTTATGTTCAGAGTGTGAACAACTTTGGAGTAAACCAATGAATGATAGAAGACCGATTAACTTACCACATCCAAAACCAAAAGCGAGAAAGAAATCAAAAAATGCTCATAGTGGAGAAGTATTCATGTTTGGCCCTGATGCAGTATTATAATGTTTAGTAAAAAAGAAATTATCATTTTGGTATTTGCTGCTTTTGTAGGAGTATCTTTAGCATATGCGTGTAGGTTAGAAGCACACCCTGATAGTGAGACACCTTACTGGTATCCATCATCTTACATATATGGATTCGTTCAGGGTTGTTGGAGTAATGTACAAGGTTCAGAAGAATTTCGTGAGTTCTGGCCTGATGATACTAAAATGATATGTGGATGTGTTTTAGATGCTGTTAGACATTCTATTCCGTGGAAGGAAACAGAGAGTGAAGATCCTGTACTAAGGGCAAAATTTCACGATATAACATCTACTACTTTACCTATCTGTATGCTGGAAATAGAGACACTTAAAAAAGAAGCTGGTAAATAATATGGAATATCATAAGAACGGACACAGATATTGGAGGGGAGTTATGGATCTCACAAATACCAATATGTGTTATAGATGTGATTATTGTGATCAACCATTTAATCAAATTTACCACTTACACCAAATAGCATTGGAACACTTTATTTGCAGTGAATGTGTAAAGTATTATAAGTTGACTGCTGAGGTTGTGCGTAGTTTAAAATATGTAGAAACAAAAGAAGAATGGAATGCTGCTGAATGGTGTGAGAGCAAAATATTCTTTCCATATCCAATTGGTTTCAACGAAGAATAAAAAACTATAAATAATAAACGGAGAAGTCAATAGTTAAAGGTAAGAGGAACGCAAATGAATGATTTGTTTACAATAGATGAATTGATGATGATAGGATTAATCATCTTTTCATCATTTTGGATATTTCTATTTAATTATAGAACAGACAATAAAGACAAATATGCAGACAATAGGTGGTTAATTTTATTGGATCTACTTATTAATATGGGAATGTCCGTAACAGGATATTTACTTATTACTATTGTATTTACAAATATTCCACAACTTACGGCATATTCAAGTTATCGGTATCCTGTAGGTTATCTTTTTGGGTTGACATCAAATGTGAGCATACCAATTGTTCTCAAATGGTTTCAACAACAAATCACCAAAAAGTTAAACGAAGCAGGAAAGAAGTGAGGTAGATTATGGCAGAACAAAAAAAGAAAGAACATGAAGATAAGTTTGTAGAGTTGGAACCTGTGAAAGAAATAGAAATTGAAACTAAAGATATAGTAGCTACAAGTAAATTATGGATTTATATAATTATTGGATTGTTGGTATATATGATGTTTTTTATTATTCCAGAAATTAATGAAAAAGTCACATGGATGGAAAAAGACTTAAACTCTGTATTGGTGCAATCTGAAAGAT